AAACAGGACATATGTAGGCGGTAAGTCGGCAAGGCATATCGACGACATACGAACCAAGCAGGTGTGATAAACTTGAAAGCAATTTGTGGAACCAGTTAACACAAAGCAGCTAATCGACGCCCGCGATAAAGCAGTTGAGCAAGTGAAGGCTGCTGATCGGCTGTTGCGTAAAGCGGGGGTACGGTCGAGCCAGCGCGAGTTGATGCGAAGGAAGCGTGCTGCTGAACTCGAAATTGTAGTTCGTAAATGCGCAAACCCAGATCGGCGAAAAAAAGCGTTAAGCAATCCGATGGTTTTCATGTCGACATATTTTTCGGACAGGTTCTACATGAGGAATGCGAAGCACCATGACGAAATGATCAAGTCGATTTGCCATGTAGCTCAGTTCGGGGGTGATCAGGCGATATCAGCACCAAGGGGAGAAGGCAAGACGACAATCGCGACAATCATGATGATTTATTCGATTTTAAAACAATGGGTTAAATTTCCAGTTGTCATTGCCCAAACAGGTCCACATGCGGAGAGGATTTTCAAAGATATTAAATTCCAGTTTGAAAGCAACGTTGTGTTGGGTGAGGATTTTCCGGAAATCTACGATCCAGTAAAAGCACTGGAAGGCGCACCCCAGAGGGGAAACATGCAAAAGCATAACGGAGAATTCACTAGGATTGCATGGAAAGCCAATAGCGTTACGTTTCCAGAGATAAAAGGATCTGATTACGGCGGCGTAACGATGGCATATTTCGGACTTGATGCGGCAATCAGGGGATTGATTGTCAATGGGAAACGACCTGACTTTGTATTGATTGATGATCCTGAAACGAGAGAAAGCGCAGCGTCGCCACATCAAATATCAACTCGATCGCAGAGTATAGATAGGGACATTGCAGGATTAGCGGGTCCAACAAAGCGGATAGCTCGCGTAATGCTATGCACGATTCAGAACCGCTACTGCTTGGCGTATCAGTATACAGACCCCAAGGCGAAGTCGTCTTGGACTGGCAGGCGATTCAAGATGCTGGACGAATTCCCGAACAATACAGACATGTGGGAAGATTACATTGTCCAACGGCAGGAGTGCCAAAGATCAGGTGACAAAGAAGGCCGGGGTGCGACGCAGTTTTACATAGACAACCGGAAAGAGATGGAAGAAGGCGCAAAGGTTTCAAACCCAATGCGATTCGACAGGACAAAGCTATCCGATGGCTGGAACGTAGAAATTTCATCACTGCAACATTGTTACAACATAATATCCGACTACGGGATGGATTCGTTTTTAAGCGAATGCCAAAACGATCCGTCAGAAGAAGAAGGCCCGGAATCTAGCGGAATAACATCAGCTATTGTGGCGTCCCGAATGTCAGGGCTTGAGCAAGGAGAATCCCACCCAGAACATCAGGTAGTAACAGTAGGAATCGACCTCGGAAAATACATGAGCCATTGGGTGATGATTGGTTGGCAGGGAGATTGTGTAGGGAATGTTATTGATTACGGAATAGCTGAGGTTCCGGGGGTCGGCACAAAAACAGACAACCAAGCGTCTGAGGTTGCTTTGTTTAACTCACTAATGCAATGGCGGTCAGAGCTTCTGAACATGGGGCATCCAATCGATATGGTGTTAATTGATTCGGGGGATTTTACGAAAACAACTTATCAGTTCGTGAAGGAGGTAGGCGGCAAACCGTTTATGGTTTCAAAGGGGATAAGCAGCAGGAATTTTAGTGTTGGAAAACCAAGTAAGGACAGGATACCGGGGGAAAACTGGTATGCGTCCTACCAAAAACAAGCAGGTGTTTGGCTATACATGCTAGACACTGATTACTGGAAACAATTTGTACATGAGAGGTTTTTGACGCCAACGTTTAACGAAGCTTATCACTACATGCCTGCAAGCCTATCTGTTTTCAGCACCGATGACAGAAGAACCCATTTGAGTTATTCACATCACATTGTGGCGGAAGAACGACGGGAAGAATTTGTGCCGGGCAAAGGGCTACGGCGTTACTGGCACAGAGTAAACAGGAACAACCACTGGCTGGACGCAACTTACATGGCTTGTGCAGCGGCCAGAATGAAGGGGATTGATCTTCCAATAGGAACGGCAGCAGCACCGCCAAAGCTCAGGGCAAACACAAACAAGACCAAACCGTTTTTAACCCCAACCGGGCAACCATATTTAATTACGCAAAGGAAGTAGCATGAAAAGGACTGAATTGCCATCTGTCAGTGAGCCACCGAAACCTCAAAAACGCAAACGCAAGAAAACCTATAAATCCGATTCGGTAGTCACTGCCGAGGTTCCAGTTAAAAAGGTTTATCACGGATACGCCACGGAATCGGTATTCCTGAGACGCTTAACTGTAAACCAAAAGCGGGGTTTATCTTTGATGTTTCAAGGGGTTAGCGGGGCAGACAAGCGGCTCGCAAATAACCGAGTCGTCAAGCATCCGGTTGACGCTATGCGGTGGTTGCTGGAGCAAATAAGCGATTCTGTTCCAGAATAATAGTTGCGTGGATTCTTGTTGACGCTACTATGCTGGAATGGCAACTTTAACAACCCTCCGGGCTTCGCTAATTACTGCACTTGATTACGAAGCAACTAGTTCAATTTCTAAGGCTAAAGAAGTAGTCAGCCTGTGCCGTCAATTGTTGGTGCTAACACCGACTAGCAGCGGTGCGGGCGGGTCATCTGTCGGTTGGGATGTCGAGCAATTAAAAACACTCAAGGAAGAAGCGCAAGCATACATTGCAGCGAATACCGCCGGGTCACGCACTCGGTTTCTTGGCGTCCGTGACGATTTCGGCAGGTAAGAATGGCAGACCGCAGAAACAGGAACAGCATTTCCAAAGTTCAGCAAGACTTTCTTGAAGCGCGTAGTGATTACGCGATGACCAAGAACAGCCGATTCAATCGCAAGCGCAAGGGATTAGCACCGTCAGGCGGTTCCGGCGATTACCATATTCGAAACGAACGAGAGTATTACGAAGCAATTGAAAAAGCTCGCGACATGGACCGCAACGATGCGTTAATCGGTCAGATAATGGATCGGGCTTGCAACAACATAGTCCAAGACGGGTTTTCAATTGACTTTAAAACCGGCGACAAAAAGCTCGACGCGGAATTGAAAGCCAGATGGATCGAAGAAACCGCAACGCCGGACATGCTAGATATTGCCGAAGAAATGAACTTCCACGACATGGAGTGGCTGGCGTGCCGATCAATGTTTCTTGATGGCGATTGCGGATTGGCAGCTCTCGAAACTGAAAACAAGTTGCAATTTATCGAAGCGCATCAGATACGACACGATTCGCCAGATCAAGATAACATTGTGCTTGGAGTAGAACTGGACCAACACCGTAAACGTGAAGCGTTTTATGTCTCCGAGGATTCGATTGATCCGATGGACACAACGCCAACCGAGCCGGTCAAAATGCCAGCCAGAAACTCCGGCAACGTTCGCCAGTTTTTCCACGTTTACGATCCAAAACGCTCAACGCTCACAAGAGGCGTAACGAAACTGGCCCCGGTGTTTGATTTAGCCGGAATGCTCGAGGATGTTAATTTCGCAAAGCTAGTTCAACAGCAAATTGTCTCGTGCTTTGCGATTTTGAGGACGCAACAAATGGGTTCCGTAACACCATCGCTTGGCGGCGAAGGGTACGGCAGCGAATCAACATCAACGACGACTAGCGGGCAGTCACGCCAACTGGATAACGTAGCGCCCGGAATGGAAATCGTAGGAATGCCGGGCGAAACGCTTGAAGGATTTTCCCCAAGTGTTCCCAACGCTGAATACTTCGAACAGGTTCGCTTGTTAATGCAGTTGATAGGCGCAAATCTTGGCTTGCCATTGGTGTTGGTTTTAATGGACGGCAGCGAAACGAATTTCAGCGGTTGGCGTGGTGCAGTTGATGAAGCCCGCAAAGGGTTTAAGTATCATCAACGCAATATGGTTAAACGCTTACACGATCCGTTTCACTGTTGGAAAATTTATCAATGGATGCAAACAGATCCCGCAATTCGCCGGGCTGCAAACCGTCCAAAAATTAACATCAAGGGTCATAAATTCAATCCACCTCAATGGCCATATATCGAACCGATCAGGGATGCCCAAGGGGATTTGACAAGGTTGCAAGGTAATCTGATTTCGCCCCGACGATTACATTCTGAACGATCAAACGACTGGGAGGAAATAATTTCCGAAACAGTGGACGATAATGCTTTAGCAATTGAAGTAGCTAAAAAGAAAGCCATCAAACTAAACAAGAAATATCCGGACAGTCCGGTGCATTGGCGGGAACTAGTAGCCTTGCCATTGCCACCCGGTTTAACCGTCGGCTTGTCAAGTGAAATCGCAGCAGTTGAAGAAGAATCAAGATCGGAAGAAATGGAGTAATTATGCCAGAGGTAACGCTAGACATTTTGCAAACGATTGGAAGGGACGCCGGCGAACTTTCAAGCAAGGCGTTTATTGAACAATTGCGAAACGTACCTAGAAATGTTGACGCAATAAACGTAGACATCAATAGCGAAGGCGGTAGTGTGTTCGAGGGCAATGCGATTGCTGAAGCTCTCAAGCAACACCCTGCAAAAATAACCACCCGCTGCATCGGTTCGGCGCTGTCGATTGCCTCCGTTGTATTTCTTGCCGGTGACGAGCGTTTGATTGCCGAAAATGGTTGGGTGATGATTCACGAACCAATGGCGGAAAGTTGGGGAACTGCCAGCGAAATACGGCAACAGGCTGAATTGATAGACGGCATTCGTGAAAAAATGGTAATCGACTACGCATCAAGAACGGCTGTTTCGCCAAGCCAAGCGGAAAACATGATGCGGGAAGAAACGTGGTTAGATTCATCTGATGCGATCAAATATGGATTCGCAACAGGAGTGACGGGTCGAGCTGTGGCAGTCGCATTAGGAAAGCAAACAAAATATAAGAATATGCCAACTAGGTTAATAGCATCTAATGCAGGTGTGCCCGGTGGCGATAACTCCATTTTGGAGGATGTAGAAATGTCTGAATCTTTTGGACAGACCATCGCTGCAATACGGGTGCGGTGTCGTGGTGCTAGTGATCAGTTTATTCTGAGACAGCTTGAATTAGGAACGGGGATCGATGAAGTGACCGCCGCTCACAATGACGCTCAGGCTTCAGAAATTGCAGAACTGAAACAAGCATTGGCGATTGCCGAAGCTCGGTTAGCAGAATACGAAGAAGAAGAAGAAGAAGAAGAAGAAGAAAAAACAACTCCGGCCACAACAACCTCAGAAGATGCACCGGTTGAAGAAGAAGAAGAAGATGAGGAAGTTGAAGAAGTTGTAATGCAAGAAGAAGAAGAAGAAGAAGAAGAAGAAGAAACAACAACCGCGAAAGCCAAAGGGTCTTTACGTCCTGTCGCTACTAAAACCCGAAGGCGATCACGTTCGCTCACATACCGGGCAAAGTGGAACAAGGCAATTGAGGATTACATGGCAAACACGGGTGCAGCGCGTGATCGTGCAATCAAGATGATTAATCGAAACCATCCCGGTTTACGGGAACGGGTAGTAAACGAATCTCAACTTAACCAACAGCGATCCGTCGCGGTATAACTGGAGAATTAAAAATGAGTCAAAGAAACGATAGCGGGTTCAGGACGTTTACGGCTAATGAAGCAATTGAGCTTTACAGCCGCGTAAAAATTCACACCGATGGCAAAGTCCAGAAAGCAGGTCTTGCTGAACTTGGTGTAGGGACAAACCAAACAGCGGCGGCGTTTGCTGATGGTGACGAAATTAGCGTGAAACTTTACAGCGCTGGCGGAACTCACAAGATGCGTTGCAAGGAAGCCGTTGATGTAGGTGATGCAGTGTTTACGGATGCGGCTGGAGAGATCCAAGACACGTCCACCTCGACTGCTTTTCAAATTGGTTTCGCACTGGAAACGACAACCGCAGAAGATGACATTTGTGAAGTTGTTTTCGTTCCCGGCATCACTGCTGTATCTTAAAACTAAAAATTAAAACGGAGTAAATATTATGCCAAGTCCTAGTACTAGTCTTGCCACTCACAGGCCAGACCTTGAAGCGTC